CTGGTAGTTTAACGTCTCGATAGACTTGTCTCAGCGCAATCGCCTCTTTAACAAACGGCCTAATGAAAGGACGTGTTCCCTTACTATGTGAGCTTACTAATGTCAAATACGATACAGCGGCCGAACCACCAGCCTGTCATGCTTGTTTCCCAAGATCCGACATTGACTTAGAAGCAGTGTGCACATAGGTTTGGACGGGTGAGGGTCCCGAAGTTCCAGATCCTTTTCCCTAGCTGGTTAAGGGGTCAAGTAGCAATATTAACCAGTCCCTGAACCACAATAGTAGGCTCAATTTGCCATGCACCAATAGTGATAGCAGCAGAAGTTGTCTCGTACACGCACAAGATGTAACCTTGTACGGATCGTTCAACAACTTCAACGGCTGCATAATTGGTGACGGAGTTGCAATTGAAAACCTTCTTGCGCCGAGTGAGAGGCACTCTATAAGTGAATGATTCCCAAAGATTAAAACTTTGGAAGTTAGCAGTGCCCTTCACCGCGGCCAACGCAGCTGCTGGTGTTCCGTTAATTGTGCTAGCAATATTCTCGGGGTTATCAAAGTAAGTGATGTATGCGCGGCCACCAGCCTCAGCAGAAGCAGGGCCGATATTGGGCAAGAATCGCATCACTATTTGTTCATAATAATACTCGGAATACGCTGAACAAATGGGACCCATACTAGGTCCGGCTGTACCAGCTGTTGTGGTATCGACAGGAATAGAATGGAGTCCCACGTTACTAGCACTAGCGGCAGTAGCAGTGAGGAACTTTCCATGGATTCGTGTGCCATCGAAGTTAATTCGAGGCCCACGAAATCTAGGTCGAGGCACCTGCGTTGGGTTTGGTTGGTTATTGTTGGCTTGAACATTGCGACGGTTACGTTTACGCTTATTATTCTGGTTATTCATGATGTGAAGAGATGAGAAGAGTGTTCCTTTTGGTCAGTCAAAGAGTCAATGGTCGAATGGTCAATACCCAGTGGGCCCAGACTGAGATCTTGATACATTCGTTCCAATGCCATTTGCTGATTGAAGGGCATGCCGAAAGCTCTGCAAAAACTCTCGCGTGCCAGTGGCGTTACTGCCGCAGGTTTACGTTGAACCATCCTGGATAATCGAAAAAATCCAGAAGATTGGAACAACTTCCACTTGTGGGTTTTGTTCCTCTTCACATTCCCGAACTTCTGTAACCAGAGATAAAACTCTTGGTACACAGGCATTCCAGAAGTTAAAGAAACTCCACCCTCACCAATGGCTTGTAACCATTGCGGCATTTGCTCTTGATTGGTGGTACAAACAAGGTCCTTAGACAAAGCGACCAGGTTGCGCACCATACGCCATTCCTCACCATCAAAGACAGGGTGCATCTGACAGAACTCGAGTTGTTCCAAGACGAAGATCGTAGGTTCGATTTTCATCTTGAATCCCAATTTCGAATACCATTCAGGCACTGCGTCACGGAATAGTTGCTCATTTTTGGCATCAAGAATAACGGTGATATCATCACCGTTATCAATAACTTCATGTTCAATGTCCAATTTCTTGCACAGAGAATAAGTCATTGCTACCATTAATAAACAGTTACCCAGAGCGGTATCCATATCCCCAGACATGCGTCGACCAGCGACCTCGTACTTAACGTAACCATCCTTACATGTGCCATGTCCCTTATTATACAACATCATGTTCAATAACCAAGAAAATTCTTGATCATCGCAAAATAATCGGTATATGTCGTGGGACCACTTCAATGCGTCCACGCTACAATGTTGATCAAAGCGAGATGCATCGAGGGATATGGCACACGGGTTTTTAAACATATTCCATTTAGAATGGATTATGTCACCCGTCTGGAAGATATCAAAACCCTTAGCCACACAGGGATGTTTATACAACTTCCCTAATTGCTTGTAAATAATCTTTTCTAGAGGCTTGATAAATCTTCCGATGGCTGCGTTAAAACGTGGGTCGCGTGGTTGTATCACGCGAGGAGCTGGATCATCCTTGATGGCAAAGTTAGTCTTCTCACATTTGACAAACGTAGAAACTCGACAATCGCGTTTGGTTAAAGGAACTAAGCGTAAGCTATCCACGGCTTTCTTATAACGGGTATATTGGGAGCCGTTATAACTATCGCTGAATTCCTCTAATGTCCAAGGGCGCAATTTGGTG